CTGTTTACTACTTTACCAACTTTTTGCATCAAGGCATTGTTATCAACACTAGGACTCATTCTTGATATCAAACGATCACGTGGAGTGTTTGTTAATTCGCGTCCAGCGTTTTCTGATACGCCTTTTTTGATTTTTTTAGTTTCGTTCATATTCATAGTAGGTTCTTCCTTGGGGCCTTGCGTTGTGGCCAAATGTTGAAAATCGTTTTTGTCAAGATTTGTTTTAGCAATGTCTCTAGTATCAAATCTCAGTAATCTTCTCATGGCAAAAAATCTCATTTCTCTTAAAAAATTATACCACTCATGTTTAGCGGGATCATCTTGATTTTCTGTAATGCCTTGACTATAGTAAACTTTTAAACTACCTAGATCATTTAGGCTAATGCTAACACGACCTAGATTATTGCCTTCTAAGACAAAGTCAAAATCAAAGAAACGAGCCTCTGCGGGATCGATAGTAACTGCGCCTGTTTCATCGCCCATTTCAAGATTAGAAAAGCGGCTACGAACTTTATCAAACAGGTCTTGAGAGATTATTTGTATAGCTTGCATTTACTTATTTATTAAAAAGTATTGACATACACAGGCATGGGCATTACCCATTCATCTTCTGATTCTTCGCGCATCTTGTCATAGATAGCAGGGTCCCAGTCCTGTAAAACCATACTCATGCGTACAGCTAGTAGTATACTGCTTACCAAGTCATCGTGGGTGCCAGATTTTCCTTCAAAACCTAGCCCTTTGGCCACAAAAGTTTTTAATTCACTAATCAAAGGTTTGGAATTTATGGTCATCCTATTACTTTCAATTAGGTGTTTAAGTTTTGCACAAACTGAAATTTTACTAGAATGCGTAGTATAAAATCCTTTGCGATAGCGGCGTACATGACCTTTGCGTATTGGTTCGCTGAGAAATAATCCCGGTATACTTTCTTCTCCTAACTCATTGATAGCTACCAATGCGGCTTCACCTACTGAGTTATTCTCTACGCTGTAATACAGGCTAGGTGTAGCACTTTTTTTAGAACATTCGTCATTGATGTATTGGCAAATATCTCTAAGTATACGCACTTGCCCTTGTATAGGTGTGAGATTGTGATGCCATTCCCCCACTTGTTCAAAGCTCGGCAGTTCCATAATCTGTATACCTGCAGGATCGCCACCTGTACCTAGACTAGGATCTAATGCTACTATGAATGTATGTTTAGGATTAATTTTTTTGTACCAGCGGCATTGTCCCATTTTCATAATAGGCTCTTTACCTTCCATACCTGCAAGTCTAATACTGTTGATCAACGTTTCATCAAATACAAGAAATTCGCATTCGTGCTCACGGCGGAATCTTTCTTCACCAATGCGACTGCGTTCTGTGGCAGCCCATTCTTCATTGCGTTCAGGATGCTCAGTCCAGTGAGCTTTGAAAGGATAAAATCCATTCTTACCTACATCCTGAGTATTGCCGTGTTCGTCGAATCTTAGATTAGCTTCTTTCCATATCTGCGCAAATTGATCTTCATCTGAGTTAGGAGTGGAAGTAATAATTGCCTTACCACCAGTTGCCAAAGTAGGTGATATTGAAGTCCAGAATTCGGATGCAACATTGGGTGGAACGAATGCAAACTCATCTGCGTATAGTAATGATAGTGACATACCACGACCTGTTGTTTCAGTTGTTGTCTGTGCAACTATACGCGAACCATTGTCAAATTCTATACTTTGTTTATTATAACTTGTAACACCGCAACGAATATGATCGGGGCAGAGTTCGTAAGCATAGCGGATACGAGTCATAATCTCTTGTGCACCCGTATACTTGTGTGCGGCAATTAGAATAGTTGAATCTGGTATAAACATTGCATACCAAAGTAAATATCCGCCAGCTGTAGTAGTCTTTCCTGTTTGGCGCGGTAATAGATTTACATTAAACCTATGGAAGTGATAACTATCAATCAGTCTCCGTTGGTATTCAAATGCTTCGTAGCGCAGTTTGCCTTTGGTAGGATGCTGGATGTAAAAGAAGTTATCTAAAAAATAATGCGGACCAGTTATTGGATCTGTACATTTACCAAGGTCAATGATATCTTGCTCAGTGAATCTTTGAGTCGAGTGAGCTGTTTTTACAAGTTTAGTATCTGAAAGTTTACCGGCCATGCTTGTATTTAATGAAAAAAATAGGCTCCGAAGAGCCTATTTGGAAAAACTAAAATGTTTAATCACACTTACATTTCTTCATTGGTTCGTGACAAACCTTGCACTCCTTTGCTTCCATCATGCTAGAATCATTTTCTTTACTCATGTCTGGAAACTGTTTCATAATACTGCTACCATCTAATTTTCCAGCACTGGCTGGATAGATTGTCATGAATGGTGGATGTACAAATGTATTATTTGCCTTGGCATTTGCAATAATTTCTTCTGCCTTTGCTTTGTCAACTGGTTTGCTTCTTCTTACCATAGCTTGGCCAGAACGGTTAAAGGCAACAATACAAGCTACATATTCTTCACTGTCCATATCTTCAGCCATGAACTGTTTGTATTCATTCATAAGCTGTTGTTCCATGGTCATATGAGCACCTTGTTCTTTTTCTTGCTCATGACCCATTGGGTTACCATGTGGATTATTTTTAGTAGCACGACCATGTGTACTACCATCATTTGGATGATTTGCAAACTCATTACCGTCGAATGATTTGTGAGCATCAGGTCGGTTAGGAGTATTGTCTACACCGGGAATACCAAATTCATCTTTGCCCTCGTCGGTTTCTTCTTCATCACCTTCTTCACCATCTTGCTCAGGGTTAAGTTTGTCTACAACAGACATCATGTTACGCATATCATCACCTGCTGATTGCTCAGGTGCATGTGGTCCAACTACGCTAATGGGTTCTGCTGTCATCATTGAAGGCTCAGGTTCTGCACCAAGATGTTCTGGACTCACTTGTTGTACACCAGCTAGCTTCATAATAGCGGCCAACATGCTACCCAATTCTTCACCGCTGTCTGCTGTGATATTTAATGTAGCAGGAGTGCTTGGCTTTTCCATACTACCCATCATTCCCATTGGGCCACATTCCTCAACACCTATATTTTCTTTTACAATGTTGGGGTTAGTTGAGTCTAGCTCTGCTAGTCGTTTCATTACATCGATCATTTGCATAATTATTTCTTCCTTGGATCATAGTCCGTCTGTTGAATTGGACTTCTATTGTTTTGTGGAATCTCATTTGTTGTCTGCCCGGGATTCTTCATAACATCGTCGGGTTTAGATTCAGGGATTACTTCTCCACGAGCCTTGCGTTGCAATTTTAATATGTCATTTAGTTCTTTAACAAACCCAGAATTGTATTTGTCACCATAGTAATCTTCAAACTGAGGATCACCTGCTTCTTTATAATTAGGATCGTTTAACAAAGCACCTTCACGCTTGGGTTGTTGCTCTTGATGCTGATATTCTTCACTAGGCTCGCCGGGACGACGAACTGCCAGGTTAGCTTTGTTAACTCCTAGACCTGAACTGAGATATTCTGTAAGCTCTTGTTGTGTTGTTGGGTAGTCTAAACTAACTTCAAAGATTGAAACTTCACAGTTACGAATCTGTGGGAAGTCTAAAGGAAACTGTTGAATAGGTGTTACACCTACTTTCTTAAAAGCATCAACTTTAAAACGCTCTAGCATAGAGTGAAGTTTTGCCTCTTGTTCTACAGTAAATTCGCCTGCTACTTTAACACGAAATGGGTATTTTTTTGCAGAAAGTGATTCAGATAGATAATTTAAAAAGGTTTTCATAGTAACTTATTTATTCAGATTCTTTAATTTCTCTAGTATGCTGTTACGATCTGTGAGTATGTATCCCTCACCTTCCATACTTGCAGTATTCTCACCATTCTTACGATCTATGGCTAATTTCTTTAATTGTAAATCAACCATCTTTAATTTTTTGTCAATCTTATTTGTTTTAGCAGTGATAGCGGCATTCATCATCTGTGCCGCAACTTCAAACATACGAGCACCATGCCTAGCTTCTACATTCATACCTAAATCCATAAGATCATCATAGGCTTGTTCTGCTTTTGCGGCCAGTGCATCTAGTTCTGAATCACTAATATCACCTAGGCCTTTTACTCGAGGTAGGGCGGCAGAGATTTTATCAAACTCTTCTAAGCGATCTTCTAAACTGATAATAGCCTGTTGTGGAGGTTCATCTAATGGTGTAACAACTGGATCAGTGTCGGGCAAATCAAATACTTCTTGGAGTTTTTTAGTCATACATTTACTTATTCCGTTTTTTTGTGTTTACAAATATATCTGATTCGTTTATCACACGAAACTTAATTCCCTTGTTACGACACCATGCATTTGCGGCTTCCCATTTGGCTAGATTTTTAACATACTGTGCTTGGTTGTAGGGATTCTTTCCAACTTTTTCCAGCATCATTTGATTCTTGGGTTTGATTTCAACCATCTCTACATGTTTACTTTGATTCTTATCTATATAAGTTATTAAAAAGTCCGGAACATAAACTGTTTGTTTACCAGTAAGTGGATCTCTGTAGGGGATCTTTACAGGCTCACTGGCCCATTGTTGTATACTAGGATTGTTATCGCAAAACATGCAAAATGTTGTTTCCCACGAACTACGACAATACGGAGGTTTTGACCCCACATATTTGTCTGGGTTTTTGACTGTATATACCCCTTGGCTATATTTTAAACTCATGCTAGAATTGTTCTAGATACTGGCGGAAATGGTATGAATCCTGCGGCATTGCCTAAGAAACTAGTTTTAAATCGGTTATAATTTAAAATTTCAGCAACAATAGAATTTAACACAACATTAGTCACTCCCCTAAGACTATCTAATACATTCATAGGACTGTATCCATCTAATTGCGCTTGTTTTATAATTGCTACTGTTATAGTTTCTGCGGCACTAACTCCAAACCCGCGACTTTGAAAAAATCCTGTCATCATACTAAATGTAGAAGAATCTATACCTAATGGTTTTGTATAGTATGAGTCCATTGCGGCGGCAGTAGAATTATTGCTTACCAGAGTTGGTGGAAGATTAGTATATAAATTATTGCCTATCATATTTTATTGGCCAGTCTTATTGGACCTGCTGTAATTGATTTTGAACCATGTAACCCGCCTCGACCTGAAAACAAATCAAATCCAAGTTTAACTGGTCCTAATTGTATACCGCCACCTATTTGTAACTTTCCCATAAAAATTCCAATAGATAAACTACTACCGCCTTGTTGTACGCGAGCTTTATCTAATAAACCCGGGCCTGGACTAGGTTGCTGAACGAACCCAACCAATGGACGAGTATATTGAGGATAGCTTCCCTGATTGTTGAATACCTGTGACTCATTGGGTAAGGTTCCCTGCGCAGAAGGAACAGAATTTAATTTGTTGCCTCCTACACTCAAGGGGCTTGCAACAGTATCATAATATCTAATACCAAACCCTGTAGGGCTTTGATCTTTTACAATGGTACCTTGTCGATAGAGAACATCTTCATAGGCCACAGACATTTTATTTGCTAATATATTGTTACCCTGAGATTGATCTAATTTATCATGTTCCCATGATGTAATCAAAGGATTAGCAAGACTCATTTCTGTAAATTTTTGTTGATGAAGTACAAATATTGATATGCTATCAAAAAAGTTAGTGTTTTGATAGCTACTTAGTCCATAGGCATAATCAGTTAAACCAAATTTGTTATTTTGATAGGCCTCTTGAGTCATAGTATCACCGTAGTTACTATCTTGATAGTAATACTTGTAGTAATTTTTCCACAATCCGTTAGTAATTTCACTGTTATCATCGTGAAACTCTATAGATACAGGTTCATATATAATTTTAGTCTGTACATTGACTTTTCTGTTATATTGATTAACTGTTTCTGCAGTAATTTTAAATTTAGGTAGATCGATTTTTTTGACCAATAATCCTACATCTCTTTGTCCGTTAGTCAACCATGCTTGATCTCTTACTACTCCAGCATTGATATTGAACTGAACAAAATACATGAATCCCAGTTTTGGGGCTCGAGCATAATTATTATCTACATATAATTTTGAAGCGTGACTATAGCTTTTAAATATAGTTCCCTGACCCGTGTTACTGACAAAATGATTAAATGCTGTGCTCATAGTTTTATTTATATCAACAAAAAAGCCCAGTAAAACTGGGCTTAGTTTGAAGTATAAAACTTTATATTGCTAGTGTTCCGGCTGTCCGGCCTACTGGTTGTCCAAGTCCAATCAACCCGCCTGCTTCGTCGGTTTGTACTGCATTATCGTAACAAACAGTCATTTCAATGGTCATTGCCTCAGTACTCTTAGAGTAGTCACCTTGAGAATAATTAACAGCCTTCAACCAGCAACCTTGTAGTTCAAATGACTCAAGTACGAAAGGTTGAATAGCACCATTGCCGCCGTCTAAGATTTCAATAAGCATAACAAATTTATAATCCAATCCACTAACAGCACTAGCCTGCTCATAAAAGTCAAATTGTTTCTGCATTTGTTGTCCGACAATGTTGGTTACAACATTTGTCATATCGTCACGCACAACTAACTTAATATCATCAAACTTGTGTTTGCCTGCTATTTTTACTGTGCTATTGTAGACATCTAATTTGATCTCATCAAAGCTAGGTTTTGGACGCTCAACACTCATAACCTGTTTGGTTAATTCTGTTGTAGGAGCTCCGCCTACCCCAAACCCAAATAATGTTACCCTAAATCTATAGGGCAGTTTTGGCATCAACAATCCCTGACTGTTTGAACTCTGATCTGTGGTTAGATTTACAGGAACTGAAAATCTTGATAAACTTGCGATTGGCATTTATATGCTCCTTTTTGTCTTATTATTTTGCTTGTAGCCCGTAATTACCAGACTGGATAGCACCGGTATTTAACAGTCTCAATGGAATGTAAATGAACTCTACTGCCTTGACTGGTTCGATAGCAATGTCTAAATACAATTCTGATCGATCGATCCGTATTGGAGTATTGTTGGTTGTATCACATACTACAATATAATCATAAATTGCTCTTTGACCTACTAATTCTAATAGCAGACCTTCAACACTAGTTTTGAGTTCTTTTCGTGTTTGGCTATCATTAGGTTCAAACAAAAATGGCTTACTAAGAATAGTTAACTGTCTACGCAGATATCCAACTAGACGAGCAACATTAATTCTATCCAATGAGCTTGGTGTATTTGCTCTTGTCTTTTGACCCATATTAACTAATCCTACTCCTGGCAGAGTAGCAATTGGGTTGATAGCAACTCCAGATGTTTGTAAAACATCACGAAGACCTTGATACAAACTTGTTGTTGTAAAATTGCCCGTGCCGTCAATATACCCTACTGAAGTGGCATTGTCAACAGTACCACGGCGTGTGCCTGCTGGTGCAAACCATAGATATGATTTGCTGTCACTGTTGATAAATGTTCTCAACATCATATGACTTGGTGGTACAACAATATTGTTACCTAAATTATCATGAGTGTAACCACTGGGATAGAAGACTCCCAAGTAGTCGTCATATGTGACTAATCCCTGATCACCGTTGTCAAGTGCATTACTGGTATTATTACCCCAGGCCGCCAATGCTGTACCTGTTGGTGCTAAACGGAAAGGTGTGTCACCAATAACAAATGCTGTTTGACCGATATCAGTATTGAATGCAACCATAGGTTGAATCAACTCTGGATATCCAGGTGAAGCAATTAGGTTGAAATTCAATGTATCAGTGTCTCTAATACTTTGATTTGTATTAATCAATGCATTTAGAGCAGTTGTTACAACACCGCGTTGTGCTAATCGACCAAATGATCCAACACCGTACGAATTGTTGGGACTAGCTGTTACCCAGCGATCTGGGTAAGCACTACCTGAAATATAATTCTGGTGATATTTTTTAACATTGTTACCGCTTCTGCGTGTGTTGAACAAGCGGGTACCTGTTGGATATAATGCTGGGTTAGGAGCATCGATATCGGTATAATTGCTGGTCAATAAATTTGAGATTGGAGATGCAGTATATGTTGATCCCGATGTGGCCCATCTTGCATCACCAAACACCCATCCTGACGGAGTAGTGTGGTCTTGAACATTTTGTAGACTCCAAGCAGTACCATTATAAACATAGATGTTTTGACCGTATTGGTCTGGTATTGCTGTACTTACCCAAATATCACCTGCAGCCAATGCAGTGTGACCATCACTCTGTGTTGATGGAGCAGATGCCGCAACAATTGGTCCATTAGGATCTGTGTTAGGGAAAGCAATTCTATAACCTACCCAATGATTTGCCTGATTGTACATGATGTCTACATCAAGATTGCTGTCAAACCATAATGTGCCATCTGCAGGATTTGTGCTAGGTGTATATGGCAATGCTTGATACGCCAATGGAGCCCAGTTGGTTGCAAGCCAAGTATACATGTCTCCTGTCGGAGCACTATATAAATTAATACTGGTATTATTGCCTGGTCCTGGTGCAAATCCCATGTGTGCTAATGTGCTATTAGTATCTGTAATCTCAAATTCACCGCCCAATACATGATTAATGGTTAGTTTGTTTGCCGTAGGATCCCAAATTGCTTTAATATTAACTAAACTTCCATTGGTATTAATACTGGTGGCAATTAGTTGACCTAATGGTGTTGCTGTTGTTGTGTTTACAGCAACTACTACAGAGTTATTCCATTGACCACTTTGCAATGTTTCTCTAACAGTAAATGATGAATTACTTGCTGTTGTTATTGCAGATGATGCAGAAATTGTTGTTGGTGCAGATGAGTTTCTAACCCATAGTTTAAAATTAGCATTGGTAGCAGTTGTGGCCGCACCGTTATTATAATCATAGTCAACTATAACTGTACCAGTTGGAATGTTTAATCCACCGCCGACAGGATCAAGTGCAACTATGGCAGCTTCTGTACTAGCGTAGATATTAGGTGATAGGGCAGTCCATGACTGAGTCAACCCATTATAATATTTTAGATCCCAATTAGCACCATAATTTGGATTTGTTGTTTTGATCCATACACTACCTGTAATAGCATTTAGGTGACCAGTACCTGTAGTGGTAAAGTTAGGATAGGTATAGTGAGGACTGATTGCTAATTGTTTGCCGCCGTCAAATGTATTTCTGACCGGGACCCAACCAAGTGTAGCAGATTTGTAAAATAACTGATTAATGTTCTCGCCATCAGCAACCATTGCATAATCGCCAGGTGATCCATATGATGCTACAGGAACTCCGCCTAGTGATAATAAATTGGTAAGTGCGGTAGCGGTATTGCTGTTGTCAATAACCCATGGAGTTTTAAGAGTAAATGCTCCGCTGACAGAATTCCATTCGTTAATTCCAAATTGTGTGTCTGCGGTGTTTAACCAATATGTACCAGCTGTGGCTTCACCAGTAGGAGCCGTACCTGATGGCGTTATGGCGCCAAGGTCAACATCAGCACGAACAACATAAGCCTTACTACTTACACCTAATACACTATAGGCCGCTTGTAATCCATATTCATTGATTTCGCTACCATCAATACCGTTGCCTTCTGCATCAGTTTGGAAATATGGTGTACCAAATGTATCAGTTAGATCTCGTTGACTAGTGATAACCCAGATTGAACCTGCGTTAGCTTTTGTTGTTCCTTGCGCTATACCTGTGCCGCTAGCGTTCATTTTGTCTTGCGCTGTTGCTACAAATAGCATTGGAACTGTGCCGGGGTTTGCAGGAACATAAAACGATTGATCGATTACTGTTACGCTTACGCCTGGTGATTGTAATGTTGTTGCCATCTTAAAAACTCCTTGGTGGATTACTTTGTTTTATTTAGCCGCACATACAAAAAAAATCCATAAATATCAGGATAAGAAAGGGCACTAAAAGGGCACTATGAGAAAATTATGTGGACAATGCCAAACTCGGCCTGTGGCAGTCAATTATTACAAAGAAGGCCGTCCTTATTATAGATCTAAATGCGATCATTGCTCTCGCGGACATGAAAAATCAAGGCCTCTGTGGGCATTGCACGGTTATAAGAAAAAACTAGTCTGCGAAAAATGTAATTACGCTTCCAAACATGAGGAACAGTTTAATGTGTTCTATATTGATGGAGATTTAACTAACCAGCGAGTGACCAATATTAAAACAGTGTGCGCCAACTGTCAACGGATACTACAAAAAGAAGGTGTTCGTTGGCGCCAGGGAGATTTGATCCCCGACTTTTAAATCATATCTAATGCTAGTTGAGTGCTAAGTGGAAGTTCCGAAGATGGTAGTAGATCTTTGAGTTGTCCAAATAATTCATCTATGGTTCCATCATTGGTAATGGTGCAATCTATGTCCCCACCTATCCAAGATGTTTCACTAGCGTGGATATTTAATCTTTCTAATTTAGCCCGGCTCAAGGACCAGGTACTGTTGCTGTTTGGTCCTCGGTTAACACTCAAGGCCGCATCATACCATTCTGGTTCCGGACCTCGTTTGATGCGCACTACCATACCACCTGCATCTTTGATGCTTTTAATTTCATTAGGGAAACGACAGTCACTAATAACTATATCATCTTTTGAGTTTCGTAATTTATTTTCTAATGCGGCTATCCAAATATCATTGGAAAAACCTGTACGGCATACTTCTGTACCCCAGTATTGTAGGATCCAACGCGGAGTAAGATTGGGCATGTCCAAACGATTGGCCCACCAAGTATCTATTTGTTCTCTCCATTCACGGGCCTGTTTGGTACGACCTTCTAATAGGATTCTGTCCCAGCCAAATACTGCGGCTACGGCATCTTTAAGTGCACCAGCAAAACTATCACGCCTAAACTGATGATAATTTACCAAATAATCTGCGGCTGTGTCCTTGCCAGCCCCTATCAATCCCACAAATCCTACGATCATAGCATCTCCTAAACAATACTATAATTTATTACAAATAGATTATAGTGTCAAGATTTTATTCGTCAATTTAGCCTATGATAAAACTAAGAGGTGTGGAACCATCTTTGTAGTTGATCAAATCTTGTTCTAAGATTTCAATTTCGGATTTGCCTTCGGCTTTGAGTGCGGCACCATTTAACTGTGTACCACCTTGAGGTGATGCAATTGTAGCAAACTTCTCGCGAGCTTCTCCTAGCATGATCTTACATGTGGCCAGAGCATAGTCTCTGAGCCATTGTTGTGCCTGTGGATCCTGTAGTAGGTTAAAATCCGGACGATGATTATACATCCAAACTAGGACTTCTTCTTCAGCTCGGGGGCGTTGCATAATAGTCAAAAGTTTTGTAGTAGGATTGAATGTAAAATTAATATCGCTACCAAACATTTTACCGACTTGCTTCTGATAGCTGGCAAAGGCATAATAAGTAGCTAGGCCGCCCATGTTTGTTGAAGCAAGTAGATATGTATTAGAATAGGCTAGGTTAAATGGTTCAAACAATGTACCGCCCGCTCCACCACCTGATCTTGATCCAATACTTCTACGGAATAACTGCCGTATGCTCATCACTTCTTTGGGCATATAATAGTCCGTAACATCGACCTGAATAGTAAGAAAGCCGAAGCTTTCTTCTACTGAATTACTACTACGCTGACGGAATTTGGCCAACGCACGACCTATTGCCGTTTTATAGTGTATTGGATCCAATTCGATATCCACCATACCCGAGCCTAGCATGGCTTTGATATAGTCAATGAGTTCTTGGTATTGATTTAATTCTGGGTCGTTGTCTATCATAACGATATTTAGCCGATAAATAGAAGTAACAGGAGAACTAACATTCCAAGATTGTCATTATACAAGCCGGAGAAAGGCCCGGATTTTCGATTCATTGATCGTATCGTCAATGAACAGTTCCAGGTTGGTGGTGTTGATATTTTCATACACAAATATCTAGGCCCTGTGGCCCCCGAAGCAGGAACTGCTACCCCTACCACTCCGAATAATTCCGCTAATCCTATACCAGAATTAGGTATACAAGATGTGCTGTTTATGGAAAATCGTGATCGTAACTACGAGCCTGATATTTACAGCATTAGAGGTATTTACACCATGGCTGATTTAGATTTTAACCTAAGTCAGTTTGGCCTGTTCCTACAGAACGACACTGTGCTAATGCACTTTCATTTGCGTAATTGTGTAGATACGCTGGGTCGCAAGATCATGCCGGGCGATGTACTAGAACTTCCTCACTTAAAAGATGAATATGCTCTTGACAATCATTATGTTGCCCTTAAACGCTTTTATGTTGTACAGGATGTGAGTCGCCCTGCCAACGGATTTAGTCAAACATGGTATCCACATCTAGTTCGTGCTAAATGTGTGCCGTTGATTGATAGTCAAGAATTCAGTCAAATCTTTGCACAGGATGCAGGCAATGGCGATGGTACCACACTCAAAGATTTACTCAGCACCTACAATCAAAGCATACAAATCAATGATCAAATCGTTACACAGGCCGCATTAGATGCCCCGGTCAGCGGATATAATACCAGTCAGTTCTATGTAATACCATTGACCACAGGTACTGGATTGGTGCAGGTAGTAGATGCCAGTGATGTCACAGATGATACTAGTATAGATGTAGAAGATGCCAGCGTTATTCTAAACACCCCAAGTGGTAGGGTTTATGTGGGCTATGGATCAGGTGGTATTCCACCCAACGGTGTAGCATTTGGGTCAGGTATACAGTTTCCTGTTGATCCAGACAAGGGTGAATTTTATCTAAGAACAGATTATTTGCCCAATGTTTTGTATAGATATGATGGCGGCAAATGGATCATGTATGAACAAAATGTTAGAATGACCATGAACCAGTTTGGTCTCCAAGATGTTAGTACTGGCACATTCTATGGTTCACAGATACGACAAACACAAAAGACCAGCTTTATCAACAATACCACCACAGCCACTATCAATGGTCGGTTGGTAACGGAGCGCCAGGCTTTGAACTCTGTATTATTACCAAAGGCGGATAACTAAAGTGGATTATTTTTACAGCGGGCAGGTCCGCCGATACCTAACTCAATACATGAGAGCGATGAGTAATTTTTCCTGGAAAGATGGTTCAGGAAAGATTAGTCAAGTGCCTATACGATACGGTGATCCTAGTCGCCAGGCCAGTTCCTTGCTGAATAAGAACACAGAGAATGTTATGCCCACAGCACCATTCATTGCTTGTTATATCAAAGGTCTTGAATACGATCAAACACGACTTCAAGATCCTACATTTGTCAGCAAGGTACAGGTCCGTGAGAGAGCATTTGATGATACTACACAAGAGTATCTCAATACTCAAGGGTTAGGTTATACTGTAGAGCGTATTATGCCCAGTCCTTATAAGTTGACACTGGTAGCAGATATATGGACCACAAACACTGACCAGAAACTACAGATCTTTGAACAATTGGCCTATTTGTTTAACCCCAGCCTAGAATTGCAGACCACTGACAACTATATAGACTGGACCAGTTTGACTGTTCTGCAACTTGAAAGTACCAATTGGACCAGTCGACAGATACCTCAAGGTGTAGAACAAAACATAGATATTATGTCAATGACTTTTACCACACCTATATGGATCACACCTCCGGCTAAGGTCATGCGAATGGGGATTATCACAAAGATTATTGCCAATGTATTCAGCAACGAGAAAGGTACTATAATCACAGAATATGATGACCCTAATGCTGTGTATACTGGACTAGGTGATCCTGTGTTTAAGACTGTGGTAACTCCTGGTAATTTTGAACTCATGGTCCTTGATGGTGTAGCAGGATTGCTGACCAATGAAATAGACACAGCCGCTGGTGATGTTACTATGCCGGGCAATACTGTATCATGGTTGAGATTGTTGGACCTATATCCCGGACAGTTCCGTGCAGGTCTAAGTACATTACGATTGATCAAACCTGATGGCAATGAGATTGTAGCATATATCAGTTTAGATGCTTTAGATGAGCGCAGGATGTTACTGAACTTTGACACAGATACTATACCTGCCAACACTATATTGACCAGTTCTGTGGATATTAGAGGAACAGTAGACGCTATTATCAATCCCGAGACATTCAGTCCCGGGGTACCTGTCACAGGCGTACGATATTTGATCTTAGAAAATATCAATGCAGATGCTGGAGCACCTGGATACAGTGGGCCTAGTGCATGGAAGAATACTGATCTTTCAGACTTCCATGCCATGGCCAATGACATTATACAATGGAATGGGTCTAAGTGGATTGTAATATTCACATCTGCTACAACCACTGCGGTTACTTATATAACTAACTCATATACAGGTATACAATACAAGTGGGATGGACATCAGTGGTCGAAGAGCTTCGAGGGGATCTACGATAATTTGACCTGGCGACTTGTGCTGTGATCATAGATGAATACACAATTAACAACTAGCACACAACAAATCATCTGCAGTGGAGGCTTATTTCTAGCTCGAGATACTCGTAGATTCCTGTTCCTGTTACGCACACAGGGCAAGACTGCTGGTACTTGGGGGCTAGTTGGTGGTCGTAAAGAACCCAGTGACGCCACAGCCTTTGAAGCACTGAGTCGTGAGATACAAGAAGAAGTAGGCTCTACACCTAAGATTAAAAAGATTATTCCTCTAGAGTTATTCAC